ATCTACAACATACCTTGAAGGATGCCCATAATACACAAATCTATTAGCCGAATCTCCATAACTATTACTATCAGCACTAGCAAATGTACCAGAATTAATACTACCAACTGCAAATATTTTAATAAATCCTACAGTTTTAACATTCAAAACTCCATAAATTATGTCGTTTTGTTTTTTAACACCTATGTCAAGACCAACACCGGGATCTAATCTAAAACCACTAACATTCCCTTGCATTATTGGAACATTGTTTGCATCTGTAGTATTCCCAAATGGATTACCGGAACCAGTGCAATTTTGGCATTCTTGTCTTGGTGTACCATGTACAGAACCACATTGACCAGAACTTCCTAAAGTAACATTTGTTTCTCCGCCTCCACCTCCACCACCATAATCTGGAAATGTAAATTGCAACTGTTGTGTTTGACATGGAGAACCATCAATTGGTTGAGTAATAGAAACGGATGGTTCTAATGCATCTGGATTTACTATTACTGGAGGAGTTTGTAAAGATACAATTATACATTTGCCGGCAGGACCTTGTAATCCATCTCTTCCTGGCAAACCTTGTGGTCCTTGTGGACCGGTGCCGCCGCCGCAGTCATCTGGTGGTGGAACAACAAATTCTTGTTCACAATCTAATAATTTTGTTTGACATGATTGTAATACATTACCAAATACATCTGCTGTATTATTTCCTAATTCTTGAGCATAAATGTAATCTGGATTTGGAGTTTGTAAAACAATAGAATTATTTTCAAAACCTATTTGTTTTGATGGAAAAATACAAACAAAGATTTTAAATGATGATAAAGACATTAAGTTGTAATATTTGGTGTATAGTTAATAGTTCCTTGCATCAAACGAATAACAAATGCAGTATACGATGAACCGGTTGCGCTTTTTAATCTATAAGTTAATTCTATGTCATAAGCATATTTTCCAACTACTGTAGGATAACTTGACATGATTAAATTATTTTTATTACCAGATGAATTTTGATTTATAACAAATGATATATTGTTTGAAGTACAAAGACCACCAGCACCTAAACTGTCTGGTTCATTTACACAAGAACTTCTAGAAAATGTTTCTAATCCTAAATTCGTATAAGGACCACTAGAACCGCCCGGAGGCACTGGAAATCTATACCAACTTTGACATCCACATGCTACGGAACTTGTGGAAGAAGCATTGCTTTTTACTTTCATAGAAATTCTTAAAAATTCTCCACTACCGGTAGAAGTACTTAACCAGCCAAAAGCATCATTTATATTTGGATATGCTAGTTTTATTTCTTCTGGTACATCAAATGTTGGTGCCCCATTAGACCAAAAAGTTTGATTAGGATTTGGAAGAAATTTAAACAACGATCCGGTGACGTTATTTAATATCTTAAATCCTGCCACAAAATTAGCATTTTGTTCTAAATTAAATTCATAATAGGCTGCTGGCATCGTAATCTACTCCTGTTTGCGCGGATTGCTGTGGTGCTTGATTAGCAGGTGCGCCGCTTCCACCACTTGGAACTTGTCCGGGCATTCCACCCATCATTTGAGCAGAAATTTGTTCTGCTCTCATTTGTTCTTCCATTTGTTTTTGTTCTTGTAACATTTTTTCTGTTTCAATTTCTGTATCGATTAAATCAATATCTTCATCAGTTTGACGTAGAATATTTTTACGAATCCAACGTTCTGAAAAATATTTACCAGAATAATCTGACACTTCACGCAAAACTGCCATTCTATCTTTAAGAACTTCAGTTTGTTTAGATTCTAAGAATATGGAATCGGTAGAATATTCAAACTTAATATGTTGACAAATTTTTTCCCATTCGTCTAAATCAACAATACCTTTAACAACTAATTGTGTTTTTAGGAAACTTAAAAACAATTCAGAAAAACGAAGACGCAATCTGCTAATAAATTTAGCAAATTTTACTTCATCTCTACTAATATCGGCGGCTCTTCCCATGTTAAAACCATTTTCGGCTTCAAGACGAGAAGAAGGAATATTTAAACTTCTAAACAGTCTTTTTTGGAAATACTTAACGTCTTCCATTTCACCGAGATTTTGACCACCCGGTAAAGTTTGGATTTCAGTTCCTTTACCACCTTCGCGTCTTGGAAGCCAATAATCTTCCAACATACTCATATGCTTACGATCATCGCGGATTTCTCCGGTATTTGCATCGTATGTAATTTTATTGCGATAACGCAACATAATATCGCGCAGATATTGTTCTGCTTTGTTTTTTGGCAAAGAACCTACGTCAATATAAAATATTCTTCTTTCGGGTGCTCTAGACCAACGATAAATTACAGTAGCATCTTCAACCATCCGCAATTGGTTTAGTGGTTTAATTGCTTTATGTAAATAACTGACTACTCTTTTTGTTCCGTAATCAAACAAACCGGAATGACAATAATTAACAGAATCTGGTGATAACCGTATTCCTTGAGTAGTATCATACATGTTAAAACGTTCTTGAACAGTATACAAATAATACTCTTCAATACCGTCTATAACATCGACTCCATTTATTTTATCTTTTTTCTTTAATTCTCTTACTTTTTTAATACGAAGAGGATCTATTTGTCGTACTTCTTTAATACCTTGTCTTGGATCTTCTTCCAAAATCATATGATAATAAAGTCTTCCGTCTATATACCATCTTCTTGCTATATCATAGCATTTCCTATTAAAATCCAATAAGTATACGATGTGTTCAAATTCATCGTACATTATTTTTTTAACTTCTTCTGGGATTATATTATTAGGTACTTTGTCTATGTTTAATTTAACTATTTTGCCAGAAGCATCTTCTGTTATCATTTCGTTGATAACATCATCTATAGCCATTTCGACTTCTGCATGGAGACTCATCTCACGATATTTTTTAACTAAATCTACGTCAGATTTAACAGTACCATCTAAATCTACATACCATCCTTGAAAACCACCAGCCTGAACGAAGGAAGCACCGTCGTCCATTGCTGGTGGTATTACTGAGGGTATTTGCTGAGACTGCTCTTTAGTTTTACCAAATGTAAAACCGAATACATTGAATGCCATTATAAAACTCCTTCACGAGTATGTAGTAAATTAATTTAGGTTGCCTGCGCGACCACCGGAACCAGAAGCACCGGCTGTTACTTGGAAATAATGATACTTCAAAGTAACTGTAAATTCTACAAGAGCATCTACGTTATCGTGTGACAAATCAACGGCCGATACATCACTGCACCACACTCTATTTAAAGTGTAACTTCTAATATTATTGTGTAGACGATCTCTTTGTGAAAGAATTACATTGCAACCTAAATTATCAGCATTTGGTAATTGACCGACATTATCAAAATGTCTATTCCATGCGTGATTCCATGCTTCAAAGAAATGACGAATTCTCATATCAGTACCATCACTGAGAATTGTTAATTGTACGTCATTGTATACTCTATCACCTGGGAATTTGTATACTCTTCCCATATGATTTACCGGAATTTCTCCCACAGTAGTTTCTGGCAATTGTATTGCTTTAACATAAACATGTTGTTCGTCTATGTTTGGAATAGTAATACCGCCGGGAATAGATCCAGTAATTTGAATATGGAAAAGATTAGATCTTGCGCCGCCGTCGAATTGAGATGTGAATTTGCTAATATCCATTTATTGCTCCCTCTTATACTCCAACTACTTCTTCAAAACTTAATCCTGAAGGTGTAGCGATAAAGTTAAGTTGAATGTAATTGATTGACTTGTTAGGTTTGATGTAAATATCGGCAACAAAGTTATTTGAATCTATGACTTGAGCAGTATTGTTTGTTTCATCACAAACAACTCTGAAGTCTGTAATACCTCTACGTCCAAGAACGTTTCTTAAGAAAGGTGTTACAAGATTAACAAATTGTGCTCTTGTAAATTCGTCATTGAATTCAAAGAGTTGGAATTTAGCGGCTGTAGCAATAGATTTTTCAAGAATTATAAACAATCTACGGACGTTAATTCTGTCAAAAGCCGATGGTCTAGTTAAAAGTGTTTTGTCTCCGAACAACACAGGTCCTGTTCCTGGGAAGGAAACTACAGGATTGATACCAATTCTGTAAAGTTCGTCGCGCTGTGATTTATTTGGATTGAATGGCAATTTAATAACTCTATTAATTCCACCACGATTTAATCCGGCTGGTGAGAACCAAGGATCGTTTGTTGTATCAGTTCTTGCACACAACCCTGCAATATCTGCGTTTAGAGGAATGTAAACATATTCGTCGTTATAGTTATCGTATTGTAACTTATAACCACTATCTGCTACTCCATATGAAGTGGAGTCACCATTGCTTCTAAATGTCAACAAAGCAGCAAGATAAGAACTTGGAACTACGTTGAATCCTGAACCCAATTCTTCTGGATTTGGTGACAAGAAAGCCACAACATCTTTTCTTGCTTCTGCTATTTCAGTTACACGATACGCAGCAGTTTTACCTAGAGGACCAGTAATAAACATTGAAACATCAATAATTTCTGGATCACCCATGTATGTGTTGTATGCTTCTGCTATATCATTATTATCTGGGATTGTTGTATCAAGAGCACCGCCGTCAAGATAAGAAACGTGAATTTTTTGAGTACCTGTATTAATTAAAGCAAATGCAGTTGTTGTTGTTGTTGCAACAGTTCCCCAGGCAGTTCCCGAAGTTACTGTAACATTAGCAGTTAAAGCATTTTCTCCCAAAGAAGCATTATCTAAATGATTTAATGACCAAACATAACGAGATTGGTTATTAATAACATCTTTGTAGTAATTTGTTGTTCCGTTTTGATTTACTGCATTTGATGCTTTTGATAAGTAAGAATATTTTTCAAGAATAGTTCCTGCTGTTCCTGAAATTTTTCCATCTTTATCTATTACGAGAACGTGTATTTCGTCTTTAATTTCGGCTCCAGTTAATGATTGGGCCCAAGGAGAAGTTCCAGGCAAACCATCAAAGAAATTAATGTAATCGATGTATTGATCGTTATTACCATCCGTGTCTGCTTGATAAGTAGCAGATGCATAATAATCCAAAACAACTACTTTAATGCTGTTGCCCAACTCGCCAGGATATTTGGCCGCCCATGCACCATTACTTGGAAGTGCAGTATATGCTCTAAAAGAAGTCAAATTGCAAAGATCTTCTCCATCAACTACAAGACTTCCAGAGGTAGCTGTTTTTGAATTATTGTTACCGGAATTTATGAATCTTACGATTTTTAAATTATTACCATAAGATAAGAAATTAGCAGCAGACCACCACCAACGATTGTAGGTTGTAGCACTAGTCATGCTACTAGATGCTTTGGCTGGTTTACCGAATACTTCAGCCAATTCTTTTTCGCTGGTAATTGTTACTGGTTCGTTACCGGGACCCCATTGGAAAAGACCAACCATACCGGCCGGAGTGGTTGCAATCGCAGGTACGATTAGTGTTACATCTTTTTCTGTTATGTTTACGCCTGGACTTATTTGAATTGCCATTGTTTCTCCTTCTAGACGCTTATTATTTCTGTAATTAGAAAGTAGTATTTGCTAGGAATATGTATAATTCTAGTTCATTTGATAAATTATAGAATAGTACTACCAAATTCTCCGCCAAATTCGTCATTTTCGTCGTCATCTACACCACTCAAGAAACCAAATGGCATAACATCATCCTCAATAGCATTTATCTGTTTTTGAAATAATGTTTTTCTTATATCCAAATCAGTCA